ACTGGAAACGCTCTACAAAGAAAAGCCCGGCGAATATCTCCGTCTTACCGCCAGCGTGCTACCGCGCGAGTTCATTTTCGAGAACGTCACGTCGGACCTGGACGACGAACAGATCGACGAGCTTCTCCTGGCGCTGCGTCAGCGCATGATCGAGGCGCGCACAGCACCGGCGCTGCTCGAATCGCCCGACGCTGATGGGGTTGGCAATGAGCCTGAACCTCGACATTGATAGCTTGCCGCTGGAGCAGGCCGAGGCCGCCGTAGCTCGGCTTGAGGCGTTGAAGGCGCAGCGTGCGGCCGAGAACAAACTTGCGCATTACGTTCCTTACCCGAAGCAGCGGGCATTTCATGAAGCCGGCGCCAAGCACCGCGAGCGCTTGCTCATGTGTGCAAACCGTTTCGGCAAAACAATGTGCGGTGCGGCTGAGTTGGCCTTTCATCTTACCGGCGATTATCCGCAGTGGTGGAATGGCAAGCGCTTTGACAAGCCGGTGCGAGCGTGGGCCGCCGGCGTCACCGCAGAGACGACGCGCGACGTCCTGCAAGAGAAGCTGATCGGTCCGCCCTTTCGGGAATCGGAATGGGGCACGGGGATGATCCCCAAGGCTGCCATCTCTGGCGTTGCCACCTCGCGCGGCATCCCGGCCGCGATCGACACCGTCAACATCCGACACATCAGCGGCGGCCTCTCGTCGCTTCAATTCAAGAGCTACGAACGTGGCCGGGAGAAGTGGCAGGGCGCCGCGCTGGAGGTTGTGTATTTCGATGAGGAACCAGACGAAGGTATCTACAGCGAAGGACTAACGCGAACCAATGAAACCGGCGGGATCGTATATCTGTGCTTTACGCCCTTGCTCGGGGTGAGCGCTGTCGTCCAGCGCTTCCTTTCGAGCAGCAGCGCAGTGCATCCGGATCGCGCCGTGATTTGCGCGACGATTGACGACGCGCCGCACTTCTCCGAGGCGGACAAGGCGCGGATCGTGGCCTCCTATGCACCGCACGAACGCGAGGCGCGCACCAAGGGTGTTCCGGTTCTCGGCAGCGGCCGCATTTTCCCGGTTAAGGAGGAGACGCTCGCGATTGAGCACCGCGAATTTCCCCGGCATTGGCCACGCATCGGTGGGATGGACTTTGGTTGGGATCACCCCTTTGCGGCGGTCGAGTTGGCGTGGGATCGCGACACCGACACGATCTATGTCAGCAGGACTTACTGTCTGCGCGAGGCGACGGCCGTCATTCACGCTGCGGCGCTCAAGCCGTGGGGGAATCTGCCGTGGGCCTGGCCGCGTGACGGTCGCAGGGAGACCTTGGAAGGCGCCGGCAAGCCGTTGGCTGATCAATATCGAGGGCAAGGTTTGGACATGCTGCACGAGCATTCGCAGTTCGAAGACGGCAGCGTGAGTGTCGAGGCTGGCATTCAAGACATGTTAATTCGAATGGAGAGCGGGCGCTTCAAGGTTTTCAAGCACCTGACCGATTGGTTCGACGAATATCGGCTTTACCACCGCAAGGACGGCAGGGTGCACAAGGAGGGTGACGACCTCATGTCGGCCACCCGCTACGCCGTGATGATGCTGCGGTTTGCGGCTGCGCCGACACGTCAGCTCAAGCGTATTGTTGAGCGCCCAATGGGTGCTTATGCATGGATGGCTTGAGGGGCGATGTCCGCCTTTCGCGCCGCTATCAGGGGCAAGCAGACATCAAACGCGCCAGACAGAAGCACGGGAATTTATGAGAACACGCCACCGCTTCCCCACGACCCTGCATACGCCATTGTGGGTCGTCCCGAGCGAGTTACCGATCAACATCGCCTCTTTCAACAGACGCTCCTGTGCAGCAGCCACATCTTGGCAAGGAGAGTGCCCATCGGTCGGTCAAGGAATAGCCGGAACCGATTGAGTCGCTCCACGCCGGCAAGATCGAGTAACGCGAACGAGCGAACAATGATCCAATGAAGTATGATCAAACAGGCGCGGGGCCGGCCGGCCGTAGCACCCCCTTCACCACCGCACGGAGGCTGCTGCGTGCCACCTTCAAGAGTGCGGAAACACAAGTGCATGCGATGCCAAAATCCAAGCCGAAACTGCCAGGTTCCACCGTCACGGCGCCATTAAAGTTTGAAGAATCTGAAGGCTTCTGGGCCTCAGTCGAGGAACGCACCGGGCCCTTCAAACAAAAGAGACGTGAGCGTATTCGGCACATTATCGACTCGTATTTTGCTCGTGCGCAATTCGAGGCCAACGCGACCGACTTGGCGCTGGCTGATAAGACGCTTGCGGATATTCGCAAGACGACTACAGCTTTCCGGAAGACGCTAACGGCGCAACCGAGCGGCGAGGGCGCAATCGAAGCTCACATTCACGTTGAGCATGTATTGGACAGCATCCTTAGGCAAAGCACGCGGCTCAGCGTCTTTCTGGGACCGCCCGTCGTTCCGGACAGCCAAATCCTGAAACAGCCTCAAAGTCGGCGGGTTGCTTGCGGCGCTCGCGGTTCCGGACCATCTCAGAGAGAGCGCAAGCTTCGTAGACTTCGGTTACATCTCACAACGCCTTCAGCCATTGGAAACCCGTCGCGTCCGCGAGGTACTGACCGAATACGTTAGCGCGTGCATGCTCGCGGAAAGAGAGCTGGAAAAGACGCGCGACGCAAAGCACTACCGGGCTGGCGAAGCGTGGGACCTGTTCGTGCTTCACCTCGGCCGCTTCTGGAGCGATTTAGGTCGTAAGACATCGGCGGCAAAGGACTATATCAAAGCCCCGTCTCCTTTCGTCGTGTTCGTCAGCACGATCCAAAACCATTTCCCGGATAGGTTTCGACGGCATGCGCAAAGCCTAGAGGCCCTTTCGCTGAAAATCTCTCGGGTACTCGCGGAGAGTCGCCGGCAGAAACGGGTCTCGAAACGGAAGCAGAGCGGCGGATAAATGACCCAAGCCGCAGAAACGGGTCACGAAAGTCCGGTAGGTGCTTCACTAACCGGTCCTTAGACTAAATTGCAAACCGTGCCATCAGTGCATCTCGTGATCACCGCCACGAGGTGCCATATGCACGAAAATGCTGCCGCCGTCCGGCTCCAGCTCGAAGGGCCGATCTTCATACTCGTTGAGGATTGGCGCCGATCGCAGCCGAAAATTCCGAGCCGCAATGAAGCAATTCGCCTGTTGCTGCGGCGGGCGCTGGACGCCGAGCATGACGCCGGCGCCTGCGAGGACACTGCGATTCATCGCGTTTCCCCCACGCCAGCGCAATAGCGAGAACAGCAATTCTCGAAAGAGAAAGGCCCCGGCGCGAACCGAGGCCTCAAGAAAAATATCACACCATGTCCCCCATATACGAACGCGGCTCGGCGGGCAATAAAATTTCTGACAACGAGCTGGTTCTCCGCGCCGAGCTCGCCTGGTGCCAGCATCGGAGGCGGACGCCATGGGCGCGCCGGTCGACTTGCTCGGCAGCAAGGGGCGGGAAACCAGCGATGATCATTGTACGCGCCATCACCAGCGACGGCCCTGACGGCCAGCCATGGCCGCCACCTGACAGCAATACTCTTTGGGCTGTGGTGCGACGCGCCGGCGGCTGCACCGTCTGGCGTGCAATCCAGCTTGCTCAAGTCGAACCCGCTGCCACCGACTTTTGCAATTTGCCGATAGGCAGCAACTGAACCTAAAAGAGGAATCCGATGAAAAGAGAAGAAGTATTCCCAAGCAAATACCTGAAGTCCCCTGACCTGAAAGGCAAACCGCGCATCGTCACGATTGAGAGTGCACGGTACGAAACGCTCAAAGGCCTGGACGGCAAAGAAACCCAAAAGATCGTTCTTTACTTCGAGAACGTTCCCAAGTCGCTGCCATTGAACGCAACGAACTTTGACGCCGTTTGCGACGCCACGGGCATTCCCGACACGGAAGACTGGCCGGGACAACGGATCGAACTGTACCCGACCAAAACAACGATGGGAGGAAAGGCGGTGGATTGCATCCGCATCCGCCGGCCTTCCGCTTCACGACCGGCGGTAGCGGCACCACCGCCGCCACCGCCGTCAGAGCCCGCTGAAATAAACGACGAGATCCCGTGGTGAAGCTCAATACCAGGGCCGCGCCTGATCCGCGCGGCCTCGACAAATTCCACGGAGACGAACAGCGTGAATATGAATATACCCACGCTCTCCGAGACGGCAACTCTCTCAGACGAGCCAAATCTAACTGCTGCCCTCGATTTGGCCGCTGCGGACCTGCCGGTTTTTCCAGCAGGACCGGACAAGCGACCGCTGTTTGCGGGC